CTACTGCAATATTAAATATGGAAGCTGCCTATAGAGATGCAGCAGGAAGAACTCCGGGGCATACAGAATTATATACTGGCAATTTAAGTGGTAAGATATTAAGCCCAGGCGTTTATAAATGGAGTACTGGAGTATTAATAAATTCAGATCTTAATCTTTATGGTGACATAAATGATATATTTATATTTCAAATAGCTAAAGGATTAAACCTAGCTACAGGAATTAAAGTTATATTAACAGGTGGAGTTCAAGCTAAAAATATATATTGGCAAGTATGTGAAACAGTAGCATTAGGAACAGGATCACACTTTGAAGGAACTATATTAGCTAAGACAAATATTACTTTAGGAGCTAATGCAAGTGTAAATGGTAGATTATTAGCACAAACTGCTTGTACATTGATTAAGAATACAATTGTTGTGAAATAGAGAGGGGAGTTAATATGGATAAATTATCTCTTAAATCTCTCCTTATGAAAAATGTTAAAACTGATAAAATAGGAAGAGTTCTGTTAGCTAAAGATGATGAATGGAGAAATGAAACAGAATGGGATGGTATATATGCTAAAACAGTATTTTTGCAGACATGATTTTAAACGTATAGCAAAGAATAAAGATGTAAATGAAAGTCTATGGCAATGTACTAAGTGTAACGTATTCAGTATTCATCATGATGGTATAGGTATTAGTTATATATGTAAACACCCTAATATTGGTGGTTGGGTAAAAGTATAAGAGAGGGGATTATATGAGTAAAGAATTAATTAAAGCATTACTAAAAGCTGATGAAGATAAGAAGGGTAAAGGCTTTACTATTAAATGTAATAAGTGTGGTAGAGAAGTAATACTTCATGGTAGCGACTTTGATAATAAAAAGATTAAAATATTCTCAAGTGACTTTGATGGTGAAATATTAATAGAGTGCACCTGTGAGTATAGTATAAATGAAGGAGGTAATTTGTATGCCTAAGAAGATAGGTAAAGATAAGGTTGTTAAACCTGTAGAGCATAGAGGTCCAGGGCAACCACCTATAATTAAATCATTAGCAGAGCTGGAAAGTAAGATAGATGAATACTTTAATGACTGTAAAGGTAAACCTCTGCTAGATAAGAATGGTGATCCTATTATTAATAAGTATGGTAAAGTAATCTTAGTAGGCTATGAGCCTTTAACTATCACTGGTTTGGCTATTGCTATAGGGTTTAATAGTCGTACTACATTATTAAATTATCAGGCTATACCAGAATACATGAACACTATTATACGTGCGAAGTCAATTGTACAAAGGTTTGCAGAGACTAGCCTATATGATAGAGACACCTGTAATGGTGCTAAGTTCAACCTTACTAATAACTTTGGTTGGTCCGATAAAACAGTCATTGAGAACACTGGAGAGTTGCAAGTTAATACAATGGACTTATCTAAATTTAGTGTAGAGCAACTAAAGGAAATGGCTAAAGAATAACTCCAACTTCGCTAAACCTTAATTTAACGAATGAATTACAGTAAATACTACATTTTAAGAATGGGGCTATATCTAGTCAAAATGCCATTCCTCCACCGGTGGGTAAGAATATATTCGCTAAATACATCAATTTAAGGTAGCATTCTCAATTAGAACATTAATTAAGCATCCTTTAATTAGGGTGCTTTTCTTTATGCCTTCATTTAATAGGTCTAATATAAGGGCGTATATGTAGGCGTGTATGTAGTAGGGCAGTATGTGTGTAGTATGTGCATAGGTATGAGTGTATGTGTCATGTGTATGCACTATGTGTATGTACATCATGTGTATGTGTGTATGTATAGGTAGACATAAGACATGTCATGCATAGGGAGGGTATATATACTAGTTAGTCCCTAGCGCTGACGGTGACGGTCTGGTGAAGAACGAAACAAAAAACTTCGGGGTACTTGGCTGTATGTATATACCACCATAACAAAATTTATATTTTATAAAATAGTTCTTCCAATAATTTACATTAATATATCAACCCTACAAAAAATATTATTTTTTAATTTAAAAAGTTTATAAGTCCAACAAAGATTATTTAAAATTAAATATCGAAAGGAGAAATAAATGGATTATACAGCAGAAATAAATTATAAATCAGTAATAGATATACAGATTAGAGAAATGCAGAGGGTTCAAATGAAAGTAGTTGATGCAATAAATGCAGGAGAAGATATTGCAATTCTAGCACCGATTGCTGACAAAGTAGCTGATACATTATATAAATTAGTACAAATGAATTATAAGTCCTAAAAAGATTATATAAAGTTCGTATTTAAAAGTAAGCTAAAAGCAAGGTGAACATATGAAATTAACAGTAGCGCAGAAAAAGGAATTTAATTTAGAGGTTAAGCGAGAATTATGCAGACAAGATTTTTATTCATTCTGCAAATATATGGATAGTAAGTTTTACACAGTAGGAAAGCCACATTTAAAGATAATAGCAGATGCACTTCAGGAGATAGCAGACGGTAACATTAAGAAATTAGCTATTAGTATGCCACCAAGAGCAGGAAAGAGTTATATCATTTCATTGTTTTGTGCATGGTTATTAGGTAAAAACCCAGATGGTTCAATTATGAGAAATTCATATGCAGCAAAATTAGCGGAGAAGTTTAGTAAAGACATTCGAGATGGGATAATCCCAAATGCTAAATTCTATGATATATTCCCTATTAAAATATCAAACAAGAGTAGTGCAGTTGATGGTTGGAGTTTAGAAGGGCATACACAGACAAGTTATTTCTGTTCAGGTGTAGGTGGTGCTATAACAGGATTTGGTTGTAAAACTGTAGCAATACTTGATGATTGTTTGAAAAACGAAGAAGAAGCACTTTCAGAAACAACTATTGAAACATTATGGGGTTGGTATACTTCAACACATTTAAGTCGTTTAGAAACAAGTTGTCCAGAAATTCAAATAGCTACTAGATGGACTAAGAAAGATATTATAGGCAGATTAACTGATCCTTATTCACCAGAATATGATAAAAGATTTAAAGTTATAAATATACCAGCACTTGATGATAACGGTAATTCGTTTTGTGATGAAGTTCATACGACAGAAGAATATCTTGCAATTAAAAATGTTACTCCAAAGTTCATATGGGAAGCTGAGTTCATGCAACAACCTATCGAAAGTAAAGGGTTATTGTTCCCTATTGAAGATTTAAACAAGTTTAGTATGGCAGACTTAGGAAGTAAGAAACCAGATGGGGTGGTAGGTGTTACAGATACAGCCGATAAAGGGAGCGACTTTCTTTGTTCCTTAATTAGCAGACGTTATGGAAAGTATACTTACATTACTGACGTGGTTTTTTCACAGGATGGGGTTGAGATAACTGAACCATTGGTAGCACAACAGGTTATAGATACTAAAGCCGATATTATGAAGATTGAAAGTAATAATGGTGGTTCATCTTATGCTAGAAATGTGAGAAATTTATTAAAAAATAAATCGAATTGTTCTGTTATAGATGAAACTACCACTACAAATAAAGAAACTCGTATTCTAATGAATGCAGGATATATAAAAGAATATTTTTATTTTAGAAATGATTATGTTCCAGGTTCAGACTATGACAAGTTCATACGACAAGTTACCTCATATATTATGATTGGTAAAAATAAGCATGATGATGGTGCTGATGCAATGACAATGCTTGGGGAATACATGAAGTTAGTTGATTTTAGTACAGCTAAACCTAAGAAACGTTCTACTTTATGGATGTTTGGAGAAGAAGAAGAGGAAGGAGATTATATCTCATGGAATTAATATTTTATAGTGTAATTGTAATTATTGCCTTTATTACAGGCTCACTGTTATCAGCTAGAGCATATAAGCAAGGATTAACTCATGCGTGGAATTTAAAACAAGGTGAAGCACCTAAAGAGTTTAAAAATCCTATTGTTAAAATAGTTGAAGATAAAAAGCTAAAAGAAGAAGCAGAACAGGCAAAAGATTTAGTTAATGAGTATTTACATGATCCTAGAGATGATGTTTAGAAAGGAGTTGATGAAATGGATATAGCAACGATACATGAGCATGAGAAAATGGGAACTAATTATTTATCTAGTATGGGATTTCTAAGTTTATATCCTAAATGCGAGAGATTTAAAGCAGGAGATCAATGGGCGCCTGTTACAAAAGCTACTAAAGACTTCCCTAGACCTGTAATAAATGTTATTCGATATATTGAGAACCATAAGATAAGTTCTGTTATTAACGATCCTATCAAAATGTTATTTAATGCAGATGATGAAGATGAACAAGACCAAATGTCAGAAGTTGCAGCAGAGTTATTTAGTGCTTATTCTTCGACAGAATGGGAAAATGTACATCAAGATGAACTAAATGAAGATGCAATGGAACAGGCAGCAGATTTAGGAGCAGGGATATATCATTACTTTTGGGATGGTTCAACTATTACAGGCAAGAAAAGACTTGTATCTGGAAAGTTATGTGGTGAGATACTTGATCCATTAAATGTAGTTGTAGGAAACCCACAATGCGTAACGACTCAACCACAGCCTTATATATTAATATTTTCAAGGCGAGATATACAAGATATTAAAGATGAAGCTAAAGTAAACGGTATTAAACAAGTTGATATAGATATGATTACACCAGACAATGAGGACTCTAATAGGTCATATGATACAACTGTTCATGAAGTCCAGAAAAAGAGTACAGTTTTAACAGTTTACTGGAAAGAGTTAAATGGGGTTAAAACTACTGTGCACTTGATGAAAGTATGCGGTAATACAATTATACAAAAACCTATAGATACATTAAGGACATTATATCCGATAGTTAAGATTAACTGGTATAAACGTTCTAAGTGTTGGTATGGGCAAGGTGAAACTGAAGGATTAATTAATAATCAAAAGTCAGTTAATTACATGGTAGCCATGCAAATGAAGTCAGCAGAAGCAGTTGGTATGCCTAAGTTAATGTTAAAAGCAGGAGCAACTAACTGGAATAATGATCCTAGCAAAGCATTTATAGATAACTCAGGCAATCCTGCATGGGGAGCACAATACTTGCAACCTAGTTCAATTTCTCCAAGTGTGCCTACATTAGTAGACTTCTTAGTGGAAAGTTTAAAAACATTAAATGGTGCTAGTGAGAGTGGTACAGGCGATATTGGAAGTCTTACTAATATAAGTCCTACAGTTATTTTAAGTTTACAGGCAGCTTCACAAGTTCCTATTGAATCAATTAAGAAAAGATATAAAAGAGCAATGAAAGATATAGGGGAAATATGGCAGGAGTTTTGGACTACAAACTATAATACTACTAGAACTATTATGGTAAAGAAACTAACACCAACGATTGATCCAACTACAGGACAACAAGCAATAGATCCTATGACAGGGCAACCACAGACACAAGAGATAGAACAACCACAAGACTTTAAAGGTACAGACTTTGCTAATGCAGGCTTAAAACTTAAAATAGATGTAGGTACATGCCAAGCATATTCAGATCAGTTAGTTACAATGAGTTTAGATAAATTATTTGATAGTAAAAGTATAGATACAAAGACTTATGTTGAGTTATATCCAGAAAATGCTATGCCTTACAAAAATACTTTGTTAGCCATTTTGGATAAACAACCTTCACCTAGCGATTTAATGGCACAGCAACAAATACCAGGTCAACAACCTAATACACCAATTTCAAGTGCTCAATAGGGGTGCTTTTTTTATATCCAAAAATAAAAATTGATTGGAGAAACGATTATGGAAGAATTAAATGAAAATGTTGTAAACGCAACGTCAAACGAGGGTGTCGTGGACTCTCAACCAACTGAACAAATTGAAACTACTGAAAAGCCTGTAGATGCAGGGAATGAAGAAGTCACACCTTCACCAGTAGAAGAAAAAGTTCAGCAGACACCAGAACAAAACGCAGTTTTTGCAGATGTTCGAAGGAAGGCATCATCAGAAGCACAAGACAATGTTATTAAGGAAATGAATTTAAGCTGGAATGATAAGCCTATAACAACTTATTCAGACTATCAGAGGGCTTTACAGGAACAGAAATATCAGAAAGAAGCAGAAGAAAAGGGAGTTGATCCCGAACTATATTCACAAGTAAACACAATGCAAAATGAATTAAGTTCTTTAAGACGAGATAAAACTTTAATGGAACAGGATACTCAATTAAGTAACGATCCTAAAATGGGGGAGATATACAAAGAATATAGAGAAGATATTCATAAGATGGCGAATGAATACAATGTCGATTATGATACAGCTTTGACAATACTCACCAGAGACAAGTTCGCTGAATTAATGAGTAAACATTCCATTAAAGCAGAACAAGACACTATTAAAGGTTTACAACAAAATGCTCAGACTTCACCTGGGGCAATCGGACAAAGTGGAGTTCATGGAAAAACTTCTATTGCACAAATGGATAAGAAGAGTTTCAGGGAACTAACAGAGTCAGTTCTTAGGGGTGAAACAAATAAATTCTAGGAGGAAATAATAATGGCAGGTAAATTACAAACATATACAACCGCAAGTGATGGTTCAAACAATAGACTTGTAAATGAAAATGCAGAATTTTATCAGAGGGTAATGTTAGAAAGACTTCAAGATGGTGTTTTCTTCATGCCTTACGGTGCTAAAAAGAATATTCCACAAAATGCAGGCGCTAAAACTTCATGGAGACGTTTAGAGATGCCAGCAAAAGTTACAACAGCATTAGTTGAAGGAACTACTCCTACAGGAATAGATCTTACAATTAATAACGTTAATGCTACAGTTGCTCAATATGGTGCTTATACTAAAATTACAGATTTATTAGACTTAGTTGGGCTTGATCCAATTATTACAGAAACTTCTAAACTATTTGGTGATCATGCAGCAATATCAATGGATGCAATAGTTGGTAATATCCTTATAGGTGGAACTAACCCTGTATTTGCTAACTCAAAAGCTTCTCATGCTCTATTAGCAGCAGGAGACGTTATTAGTACAGTTGATATTCTTAAAATCAGAGCAGCAATGGTAAAGAATAACGTTAAGAAAATTAAATTACCTAATGGGAAAATGGGATATTTAGCATTTACACATCCTGATACAGTTACTAAGATTATGAGTTTGACAGAATGGAAGGATCAAAATGTCTATGTTGATACAACTAATCGTGAAGAAGGAATTGTCGGACAAATGTATGGAATATACTTCTTAGAAGTAGGTGGGGCAGCTATGCCAGTATTTACAGATGGTGGTTCAGGATCAATATTGCCTGGAAAATACACTATTGTAATTGGTGCAGATGCATTTGGTATTCCAGATATAGAGGGAAGTTCTAAACCTAAGATATTAGTATTTGGAGACGGAAACACAGAAAATCCACTAAACTTATACAAGACAGTAGGTTGGAAAACTTGCTTCACGGCAGTAATTTTAAATGACAAAAATATAATTCGTTATGAAAGTTTGGATATTTAATTTAAAATGGAGGGCTTCGGCTCTCCTTTTATTATTATGAAAGGAAGTATTAATATGGATAAAAAAGAATTAGTTATAGATGAAAATATAGTAACAGCAGACAACAAATGGGGAAAGATCGGGCAGGGTGTTTATTTAGATGAAAAGTTTGTAGAATTTACAATACCTAAAGATAGAATAAACCCACGTAAAACTATATGGATAGGTTGTAACGGAGACGAAGCATATTTGGCTACAGGAAAGAAAATCAGAGTTCCAGAGAGTGTTAAAGCTAACTGGGAATGGGCATATAACAAGACAATAGAAGCAGAAGAAAGCATGTCACAGGAAATAGAAATAGGATAAATTAAAGGGAGGTTGGATTAATGAATAGAATAAAACAATATTCATTGAAGTTGGATTTTGTTAATTCTCTCCAATACAAACCAATAAATTTAGTACAGTATGATGCAAAAGGTTCAGACATTAACATGACATTAACAAGTAATAAAGTTGATGTTGACTTAACAGGTTGTACAGTTGATGTTGAAATATTAAAAGTGGATAAGACAGTTAATGTTACTCAATTAACTGAAATTACAGGGAATGTAGTAACTTTTACACCAGATATTAATGACGTAGCTTGTGTTGGTAAGGTATTAATGACAGTAACAGTTTATAAAGGTGATGGTAAATCTACAAGTATTCAGTTATTTTATAATGTTAAAGCTAGTTTAATACAGGATGACTCAGTAACAAGTTCAACAGCATATCCAATACTAGATGATTTAATATTACAGACAACTATACTGGGTTCTAATATAACAGCAGCAGAAGGTTCAAGAACTAGCGCTGAAAATGCAAGAGTTGGAACAGAAAGTTCAAGGGTTACAGCTGAAGTTAATAGGGGAATACAATTTAACGTATTACTTAATAATGGCGTAGCTGGACTTAGTTGTGATGTTGAACAAAATGTAGTTACCACAACATCAACTAATATATCTATAATCTCAACTACATTTAATCCAGTAAATGATGTTTTAATTGCTTTTTATAACGGTGAAGAATTAAGTGTTGGGTTACATTATTCCTTAAACATTAATAATACTTCAATAGATTTAATTGATTGGACACCTTCTATAAATGATGTGTTTGATTTTAAAATATTTAAAAATAGTAGGTTGATATTAACAGGTTCGGATGGAA